GGGCTGTCGTGGTGATCTTATGCCCCGTGTCAATGGGCGGCGGGGCGGACGATCACGAAGTCGGCAAATACCGGGGTGTAGAGGTTGCCGAAAATGACGGCGGCGGTTTTCGTGGCCGCGTCGTATACGGCGGCGTAGTCCTCAATTTTGCGGAAGCTGCGGGCGTGGCGGATGGCGTCCGCCTTGCGGGTGAAGTCCATTTTTTCATCCGCGCCGGTGTCGCGGGACCAGGTGACGACTTGATAGCGGTTGAGCATGGGCGGCTCCTTTCAAGATTTCATTGGGATTGGCGGCGGGGTGAGGGCACCCCGCCCTACAGAGGTTTATCGGTGGTTAGTGTGTAGGGCGGCCTGCCCCCAGGCCGCCGTTTTTGCGGTCAGCGGGCCGGGCGGCAAACATCAAACGCATGGTGCAAAACCTTGTTGAGCAGGGACAAGCAGAAGTTTTCGTTGGCCCAGGCGGCCAGGGTGGCGCAGAGTCCGGGCGCTCCGCCCTGGGCCAGGATGCGGGATTTCTGCAGCTTATAGGCAAATTCGCCGCAGTTCTCCACGCGGACAGATTTTGCCACGCCGTCGCGTGTGACGGTCAGGCGGTCGGTGCCGTCTGCGGTAAAGGTCCAGGCGATGGGATCGGCCCAGCTTCCGGCGTTTACGTCCAGCAGGCGGCGTTCGGTGTAAGTGGTCATTTTCGTTTCCTTTCCGGGGCGGCGCTGGGCCGCCCCGGGTCGAGTGGGTGTTGTTGGTGGCGGGGTGGGGCGCAGGTCACGCGCCGGCTTTCCAGCGGCGGAACACGTCCAGGGCGTGGGCCTCGTCGCGGCGGCGCAGCTCCTGAAGGAAAAAGCGGGCCACGTCCAATTTTTCTTTGTCGTTGGGGGAGATGGCAAAAATCACGCTTTCCACCTGCTCGTCGGTGAGCATTTCCACGGCGTCCATAATGTCGCGGACCTCGTCAAGTTTTTGCTGTTCCTGCTCCGCCTTCCGACGCTGGTATTCCGCCAGCCACGGGGCCGGGGTTACGGAGATCACGCGGGGCTTGTGGGTGTAGCCGTCCAGCAGGTCGGCCACGGCGACGATGGCCGCGCCGGTCCCGCGATCCTCGGCGCTGGGGCCGGTGCCAAAACGGCCCTTTTCCATGTAGAACTTGCCATAATTCCGAATGTGGGCAATCAGGCCGCCGTCATTGTCGCCCAGGTCATAGCGGCCCGCGTAGGTGTCCGCCTCGCCGTCGGCGTTGGTGTAGTCAATGGTGAAACTGGTCTTGTCATAGCCCCTTTCCGGGTCGGCGTGGATCTTCTCATCCAGCGCCTTAAAAATGATCTCGGCGGCGGCGACGGAGAATTTTTCCCCGTCGGCAAAAGCGGCGTTTTCGCTCCATTCCACCGTGACCACCGGGGCGCCGTCCTTGATGGGGTGTGCGGCGGCGGTCTGTTCGATGAAAGCGCGGTTTTCGTTGCGGGTGCGGATGGCCTTTTCCCGGCGTTCGAGCTGTTCGGCGTGTTCACGCGCCAGCCGCGCCGACTCGGCGGCGGTGTTCATCTCGTGGACGGCTTCCACGTCGGCGGCGGTGGGGTGGCCCTTGGGCAGCGTCGCCAGCTCGGCGGCGTTGCGGTCAAGTTGCGCCTGCCGCCGGTCGATCTCGGCGCGGATGTCCTCCGGCTTGCGCCAGTGGTAGCGGCCCGGCTGCTGGGCGTCCTGTTCTCCCTGTTCCAGCTTGGCGATATATTCCGGCTCGCCGCGCATGGCGGCCTTCAGGGCGGCGGCGCGGGCGTACTTATAGAGGGGGTGCGCTGGGGTCATGGTGGCGCTGTCGGTGTCGAAATAGTCCGTCATGATGTCGGTATCATTTTCCACGGTGAACAGGTCGCCGGGAAGCTCCGCGCCGTACCCCTTGGCGTAGATGGTAACGCAAGGGCCGGACTCGCGGGTGGAATTGTCCAGAGAGTAGAAGCAGCGGATCAACTTATTTTGGCCGTTGAGCTTGATACCGTTGTAGAAAAACTTAATGGAAGTGGTCATTTTGAAAGCCTCCTAAAAATGAAATTTTGTGGGGATGTTTGATCGAATGGGGCGGGGCTGATGCGCTCAGCCCCGCCAGAAGCGTCAAGCGGTGGCCTTGTCCAACAAGTCCAGGACGCGGGCCTTCAGCCGGTTTACTTCCGCTTCCAGCTCCTTGCGCTTGGCGCGTTCCGCTTCCAGCTGGCGGCGGCAATCGTCCCGGACGGCCTCCGCCGCCGTGGCGCTGCGGCTGTTGGCCTTGTTCTGCTTGCGGGCCTTGTCCAGCTCGGCGCGGGCTTTGTCTCGCTGGGCTTCCGCCTTTTTGCGGCGCTCCAGTTCTTCGGCGTAGGCGGCGGCCTTTTGCAGCATCTCCCAACCGCCGTCAGCCTGACCGGCCGCAAGGCCCATCAGATACGACGCCCGCGCATGATCTCCGTACTTGCCGGACTCCTTGACCAGATCGTTAAATTCCTTTGCTGTCATGGTGTTACCTCCTAAAAGTTCACAATGTCTTGTTTTGCTTTCTGATGATATTATACACTAATTAGTTTACGCCGTCAATATAAAATTGATGATTTTGTAAAAATAATTTTGATATATTTATCGCAATGGTTGACAGCATAAATTTTATGGTGTATGCTTATTGCAGGAGGTGAAAGCATGGCTTTAAGTGAGAAAATCAGAATTTTACTTGTAAAGCGCGGCAATCTTTCAGATGCGGAACTTGCCCGCCGCATGGGAACCAGCCCGCAAAACTTGAGCAATAAATTAAAGCGAGACAATTTCACGGAAAAGGATTTACAGGAAATCGCCGCGGCGCTGGATTGCACATTTTGCGCGAATTTCATCATGAACGACACCGGCGAGACGATATGAAAAAAGAGACGCGGAAAGCGTCTCTTTTAGCCTTTGGCCGCCCCATACAGCAGGCGGAACGTCTCGCGGCCCTTGGGGGTGACAAGCGTTTGGGTGCCGCTCCATGGGGTCTTGTCGCTCTTGCACTCCTTGACGGTGAAAAGGCCGTCGTTTTTCGCCTCGTAGGGCAGCAGTTTGCCCCGCTGGTCGCGGTAGATGTATTTTTTATCCAGCAGGAACGCAACAAATTTTTTTGGGGACGCGCCCAGCTCCTTTGCTGTCTCCCTGAAGTTGGTAAGGGTGTTCCGCTCTACGAGCGCGTCGAAATAGTCCGCCTTCGGCTGTAGTGCGGCAAGTCTGGCGTCACGCTCGGCAAGAACGCGATCCGCCACCTTCAGCGCCTGCGCCATCAGCTCCGCCGGGGAAAGCTCCGACTGCCCCGAAATATAGCCGCCGTTTTTGCGGATGGAGGGGAGAACTTCATCAAAAATCCAGCTTTCGAACTTCTCCGCGCCGGGGAGTTTGGAACGAGCTGCAAGGCGGTAAATATCGCCCTCGGTGATAAAAGATAGTTCTTGTTCACCTCCAGCCGTAGGGGTGTAACGTTTCGTTATACCCTTGCAATGGTCATTTATGGCCTTGCTGGGGTTGGTATAACCAAGGGCTTTTGCAACATCGCTACCACAGAAAAGAACGCCGCCGTTTTCCTCGATGGTGCGGATCTCGCCAAAATCGGGATTGCTGAATGTCATTAAGTTTTGCATGTTTTGCCTCCATAAAATATTTTTTGGTAGTATGATTATGCGATCCGTGTCAAGAGGCAGGGAGAGAAAAACTCGGTAACGAACCGTTACCGAGTTTTTGAGGAATCAGGGGAACTTTTTTCCGGCTTTTTGACTTAATGGCGGCGCTCGATGCGATCCACCAGGGCCAGCACCAGGCGGGCCAGAGTGGCCGCGCCGGTGAGGGTGACGAGGTAATAGAAGGCGGTCAGCATGTGGCGGCCTCCTTCCGGGTCAGGGCGTCGGCGATATTATCCCAATAAAAGCGGTAGCCGGTGCCGACCTGCTCGAAGATCACGGACGGCGCGAAGGTGCGAAACGGGGCGAAGATTTCGCCGCGGCAAGTGTACGGGCTGCGCTCGGTGTTCCAGTCGATGCCCAGAGCGGAATTTTCGCGGCGGACGGTGAACACGTCGCCAAAGTGGCGGGTCACGATCTCCCGGCCTGCGGTGTCGTAGAGGTGGACGCGAACGCGGTCACCCTCGGCCAGGGCGGCGGGACGGTAGCCCGCGATCCGGTACGTTGACGGGATGGCGAAGAACATATTTTTATGTTTCTCGCTGTAGGTGGCGCGGAACAGTTCGCCGGTGGTGGCAACGGCGATATATTTTCCGCTGGTGTGGATGTCCTCGAATTGGATCAGATTTTTCATGGTGTTTTCCTCCTTGATTTTTCGCCTTACATGGGTTACAATCAAGGCGGCGGGGGTAAGGCTCCCCGCTCGCCTTTGTGGTTTGGGTCTGCGGTTCGCTTTGGTAGGGGTTCCGCAGACCCGCTTTTATTTGGCCTTCGCCGCTCGGACGATCTGGGCCGCTTCTTCCGGCGTCGCCGCCTTCGCTTCGATCAGCTGGGCCAGCGTCTCCAGAAACGCGTTAAACTCCGCGTTGGTCATGCCCTCGGCCATGTCCTCACTTCCTTCCGTTAGGGGCTTGCGCCCCTGCCTTACGCTTACTATTATATCATGTTAACGTTAGATTACAATGGGAAAATTATATAAAGTTAGCGTCATATTATTGTGCATTTTGTCTATTGCTAACGGTATATTATCTGTGGTACAATGTGTAACGGTGGAAAGGGGGCGAGAAATGGCAATTAGCAAGGCGCAGGCCAGGGCACAAGCAAAGTACGAGGCCAAGGCCTATGACAAGACATTGATCCGGCTATACGCCGGGGAGCTGGACACGATCCGCGATCACGCCCAGCAGCGCGGCGAGAGTCTGAACGGCTTCATCTGCCGCGCCATCCGCGAGACTATCCAGCGCGACAACGCCGCCGGGGAGGACTAAGCCCCACCGGCAACAGAAAAAAGGCAGCTTCAACGGTATTCGTGCCGCTGGTGCTGCCTTTCTTCTGATCCCGCTGTGCCGCCCCTTGATCACCCTCCGGCACCAGCGGCCAGGCCGTCACCGCATGACCAGCGACAACAGAACAGGGACACAGAGAGCCAGAGAGGGCCCCGGAAACCGCCGGGGCCTTCTCTTTTTGTTGCGGATTTTTCGCCGCCAATGGCCGCCACCAGCGCCGCAGATCGTCAGCATATGCGCCAGGCCTTCCCGCCTGCATCCTATGCCCCCGGAAATACGCCGGAAGCACAGAAACGCCACAGAAAGCCGCAGAAGGGCGGTTAAACGTCGAAGGAACACCCCAACACCGACCCCTAAAGAAAAACGGCACCAGCAGCCGTTAAAATGCCAAATAAGCGGGATAGACCACCGCCAGCCCCTACGCGTGCGCGCGCGTTTATTCCCCGCGCGGTTGTATTCAGTTCAGTAAAACACCATCTCAAAGAGTGTCACCCGCTCCCAGTCCATCCCGTACCAGCTCAGACCGTCAGAGCGTCAGCGGCCCAGACCAGCCACCAGCAGAACACCACAGCCCAGGCCATCCGAGCAACCGGAAGCGCCAGGAAGGGGAGAGGGGAGAGGAGTCACCCGGCGCGGCATGTTCAGGGCGCGAGGGCGGCCAGCGGCGGCGGCTCCCGCTCCACCATCCGGCCACCGGACAGCCATCCGGAGAGGCGGAAGGGCGGCAGAGCAGGACGGCGGCGGCCAAATGGCGGACATCTTGCAGGCGGCGGGGCGGTTCGTTTCAATAATGATTCGTTATTGTAACGAGGCGGCGGAGAAATGACGGGCGACCTTGCATCGACGGAGGCGGGGCGTCGGCTCCGCGGGCCCGGGGCCGGGGTGGTTTGCAATTCCGAGGGCGGAAATCGAGCGCACCCCGTGGGCAACTCTTCCTCCCCCTCCAATGTTCCGTAACCCAACTCTGAACACGACTTATTGGAAGCAAATCCCGAGTTAGCCCCAAGATGGTTGCAAGTTACACGCAAGTTAGACGCAAGATTGCGGGTAGGGGGGGTGGTTTAGAAACGGAATGCAAAAAATCGTTTGATCAAAAGGGAAAGGCCCCAAAATAAAAATATCGTCGGGCGCAAAGCGCCATGTAGGTAGATGGTATGTGACGGGGTGGCAGCAAGTTACCAGCAAGTTACCAGCAAGTTGGTGGGTGAGAGGTGGAGCAGAGGTGAACTTCTGGTGAGGGATGGGCCAGGACAGAATATTTTCAAGGAAAAGTTCTTGACACGGGTGGCATGATTCTACAAAGGGCATGTTTCGACGTGAAAGGCGGTGGTGGCTGGGATGCTGTTGATAGAGATTGCGGAACAGTATGCAGAGAGTGCATTGTTCATTGACCGACGGATCAAGGCGTTGGAGGCCGCCAATACAGCTGGGATTGGGTATACGGATCCCAGTACGTTGAGCAAACTCAAGCAGGTGCGCAGAGAACTACGGCGTTCGGAACGTGCGTGCCGGTTTTATTACGAGAGGGGGTATTGGCTGGATGAAGAATTCCGAGCCTACCGGGCTACAAAATACATACCAGGACGACCTTATGTCGCTCCAAAGGTACAGGGAGGAAAACGGGGAGGACAATCAAGAAGTCCTGTTGCGCTTGAAAAGAAAACTCCCTCTTGCGCTGTCGAAGTTGACAGAAGTACAGCGGACTTACTTATTGGAGCACTATTCGGAGGGATTGACGGTAACTGAGATCGCGGCGCGGCATGGTGTGGATAAGTCCGTGGCAAGCAGGACAATCAGCAGGGCGAAGGCAAATCTCCGGTCCTACCTTGAGTTCTGCTTGTGAGGGGGTGATAGGGCATGTCAAACGAATACTCGAGTGCAGCGGGTGTGGGGAAGTGTTTTTCGAGCGGCCTTATCGCTGCCCACACTGTGGCAGCGGTGAGTTCATTACCTACACGGTTCATGCGGCGGGATCAGGCGGTTCATCCCCCCTCATCATACACACCACAGGCCGGTGATTGTGTGGGTGGTGCAGGGCACCGTGGGAATGGCGGTTCTGCACACTTGTGGACGACCTATGGCCCGAAGAACTCCTGTCGATGCAGCGAGCACTGCCTTGAGCTTTCCTGTGACCACGGGAGAATGAGGTTTGTCAAGTGCTATGTGTGCGGAAGCGATTGGCTGATGCCGGCTGTAAGGCCCAATCCTATGACAGCAGTTAAGACGGCGAAAATGCCGACAAAATGGGAAAATGGGAAAAGGGGGAGAATCCCAGAGGGATCAATAACTGTACTGCTTTGAGGGGGAGCTGAACATGGGAGAAGCACTGACGATTGTACGCGCCATTTTGCAGGCGCTGGCGCTGTTTGGGCTTGGTTTTCTGATGTGCGCACTTACGCAAGCGGAATGTCATCCGCCAAAGAATGATGCACCAGATGGCGACGAAACCGGAGAAGAAATGAGAATTCCCCTGACTGTTCCAGAGGCTTTAGGTGATCGCGTAATCGGTGTTGTCACAAAAGAGAGCAAGTTCTACTATGAGTGCCTTATCACCAAGAGTTGTGCAATTGAGGAAAGGTGTCCAGACGGAGAGTTATGCAATGTAATTTTGAAGGAGAGGGGACGGACATGAAAGCAGTGAGATTTCCAACTTACAACCTATCGTTGGGGGATTCCATAGAGGTCGTGAAGAACCATCTGGATGACCCCAACATTGCCGAGAAGTCCAAGGCGCTGGCCGTTGAGAACGTCGTTAACATGGCGACGCACAACAGCGTCAGCAAGGCGGACCTGATCAAGTGCTTACGCTGGGTCTTCTCGCGCTTTGACCTGAGTTCGTCCTTATGAAAGAAAATGGAGAGAAAAAGAAATGTTTAAGAGAAGCGTAGAGAATCCGAAGATCGCTTATCTGTGCCTGCCGGGTGTCCGGTTCATCTTCTATGAGCGCCACTACATTGGCTGATATAGACCGTAAGGAGGACCGACATGGATAGTTTACAGGCAAGCCGCATCAACGGCGGCAACAGCGCCGTGGGACGGCGCACCAACGACCTTTATCCCACGCCGCCGGAGGTGACGGTGGCACTGCTGGACTTCCTCCGTCTGCCGGGGAACACGGCGATCTGGGAACCGGCGGCAGGTGAAGGGGATATGCTGGAGACGATCAGGGCGTGCGGGTACGGTGGGTCATTCGGGACGGATATATCCGAAGGATTTGACTTTTTAAGCCCGGATATATTTAAGCGGCTGTTTGTTGGCTTTGACTGGATCATCACCAATCCGCCGTTCAAGCTGGCGGAACAGTTCATCCGCAAGGCAGCGTCCCTCGGACGGCCCTTCGCGTTTTTGCTGAAATCGCAGTATTGGCACGCTGCCAGCCGCGCCAAACTGTTTGAGGAGTTCCCGCCCAGCTACATACTGCCCCTGACGTGGCGACCGGACTTCTTTTTCAAGGATGGCCACGGCGGCAGTCCATTGATGGATGTCATGTGGTGCGTGTGGCTGACGCCGCAGATGAAGGGCGTGCAGACGGTATACAGACCGTTGGAACGACCGAAAGGAATTGAAGAGTGAGCAAATACAAACGCTATTGGGAGCTGCAAGGAAAGCGAAGGCCGTTTCCTCCTCTGTACGAAGCGGTGAAGATGTACGGGGCGGAAAATGTGTTTTTCGATAAGCCGCAGTACGAAAAGCCAGGACAGTGCCCGTGGTGCGGCGGAGAGGTAAAAAGCAAACGGCGCCGCTTCTGCTCCGACGAGTGCCGTGCTCAGTTCGACAACCTGACGGTGTGGAATCGGGGGCGGGATCCGTATTCGCTCCGCATTTTGTATCGGGACAACTTCACCTGTCAGGACTGCGGAGAGTTCCACGCCTTTATCAACCGGCACGGCATGGCAATACCCATTGACGATGGGAACATGGAAGTACACCACATACTGCCGGTGGCGCATGGTGGCGGGGACGAGGCACAGAACCTCGTTTCGCTGTGCCGCAACTGCCACCAAAAACGACACAAGGAACTGAAAGAGGAACAGCCATGAGAGTGAAAATGGACTACAACAACTTGGTCGAGGAGATCGACAGGACGGTGAGTGCAAGCAGGAGCCGGGCGGCAAGAAAAAACGCCTTTGGCATCTCCGCTGGCCGTTTTTGGAGTGCAAGCGAATTGTTTACACCCGAAGCAAGTGGTGGCGGTTTTGGGAGAAGAAAAAGCCGCTGCTTTATGAATTTGAGGTCGTGGAGGGAATGTCGCGTGCGCCAAGCGATGCGGATGACGACAAAATCTATGCGGTCGTTCCGAAAGGCGTAAAGCCGGTGAAAATGGGATTCAATGACGACGCATATCCTGCTGGTGCATATACGCAGGATGTGCCGAAAGACAGGAAGCGGGAGGAAAAGGTATGAGCAAGGCAGTTATGATAAGCATTCGCCCGAAGTGGTGTGAGAAGATTTGCAACGGTGAAAAGACTATCGAAGTGCGCAAGACCCGCCCGAAACTGGAAACGCCGTTCAAGTGCTATATCTACTGCACGCAAGCAAGTGTCAGGTATCAGACCATCTGTGGTTGTCATGTGCTGAACAGCAATGAATTGTATCGTCACCCGGAGCAGGGCATTAAACACGGCGACAGCATAGAACTAATGCTGTGTGAAAACTACACGAAAGACAATTTCTTAAACGGCAAGGTCATCGGTGAGTTTATCTGCGACCGCATCTATGAGCTGGAAACAAAAGCACCCGGCGGCAGTTACTCTGTCAAAGGTGAGGATCAGCCGACAACAAACGATGTGGCGCGGAAGTCGTGCCTTACCCTCAAAGATATGCACGAATACCTGCAATCGAAGGTTGGTTACGGCTGGCATATCTCCAACCTGAAAATCTACGATACGCCGAAGGAGTTGAGCAAGTTTCCGCGACCGTTTGAAAACTGCATAGACAAAGTGTGTGATGAATTTGGGTGTGCATCATGCGAAAATGGCGGTCATATTAAGCGCCCACCCCAGGGCTGGTGCTATGTGGAGGAGCAGAAATGAATAAAAAAATGACGAAGCGCGACACCGATGGACAGGCAATGATGGACTGTCAGAAGTGCGAAGCGGATTGGACGGGTAAGCATGGTAATCCGATGGTTGACTGCACCGCGCTGTACTGCCGCAACCGTGTGAAAGACAGGCTGGCGGAATATGAGGACACAGGGCTAACACCAGAGTTGGTGCGTGAGGTGGCCGAGTTTGCCATGTGGGTACATGAGAACGGCATGGACAAGATCAGAGCATGGGTACGTGCAGAGGAAGAGGGCAGACTGCAAGTATTTCCTGTGAAAGTGAAGAACGTAATTCTGGACTCGATTGGCCAGACGTATATCGTGATGCCGGAGAATGCTGTGAATGAGCTGCGGAAGGCTAAGTAGTCATGGCAGAGCAGATCGCATTGAATACGGACTGCATGGCGTATATGCGGACGCTGCCGGACAAATCGTTTGATCTTGCCATCGTGGACCCGCCTTACGGAATTGGCGAGGACGGAGGAAAGAAGCGCAGTAAATTTGTAGTCCAAAAAAACGGAAAACGAGTATGGGTCCCAGATGGGAACTATCAGAAAACGGGCTTTGACGCTGCGCCACCTGGGCGTGAGTATTTTGAAGAATTGTTCCGCGTGAGCAAGGAACAAATTATTTGGGGTGCCAATTACTTTGAGTTGCCACGCGCCGGCGCTATCGTTTGGGACAAATGCAACGATGGTTCCGACCAGTCAGACGGTGAAATTGCATTTTGCTCCCTGACAAAGAGAGTGGACATATTCCGCTATATGTGGCGGGGGATGATGCAAGGCAAGAGCATTTTGGAAGGGAGTACCCAGCAGGGAAACAAAACGCTGAACGAAAAGCGGATTCATCCGGTTCAAAAGCCTGTGGCGCTGTATGAATGGCTGATCCAAAAATACGCAAAGCCGGGATGGAAACTGCTGGACACGCACCTGGGCAGCGGCAGCAGCCGTATTGCAGCCCATGATCTGGGCTTTGATTTCGTAGGCTGTGAAATCGAGCCGATATACTTTCAGCTGCAGGAAGAACGCTTTGAGGAGCACACAGCCCAGATGAACCTGTTTTTGGAGGACGACTGCCGGCAGATTGAGCTGGCGCTATGAGAGAGGAAAGGGGAGATAACAATGGAAGTATATAAGGAAGAATGTCCAATTTGTGGAAAGGAATATTGCCCGAACGATGTAACGGAAGGGCTGTGCCTCTCTTGTTGGAAGGAGAAATTGCGAAGAAACAACATCAAGGATAGCGGTGAGCGCACCACATTCAGCACCGGCGCGGTGCGGGATATGCACGAAGGGAAAGGGGACATGGCTTCTGTGCCATGGGAGGCGATCCTCCGTCTTTCGATTCACTATGAAAACGGTGCCAAGAAGTATGAGCGCTGGAACTTCCGAAAGGGGATACCCGTTTCGTCCTTCATTGATTCGGCTTGCCGCCATTTAGCAAAGTACCAATGTGGCTGTGATGATGAGGACCATCTTGCAGCTGCCGCTTTTAACGTACTCGGCGCCATGCTGATGGAGAACACGATGCCCGATATGCAGGATTTGCCCATGAGAAAGGGGAAAAACACGTTTGACTACTTTCAAAAATAAATCTTACACACGCCGAGAGGTCGGTGACAATGTGAATGGTGCCATTTTGGTGGCAAGAGCTGGAAATGGTCAGCGGTGGGTTATGAGGTGCCCATGCGGTAATGAATTTATTGCCCAGCCATCAGATAGCAACGGGCTGTGCCGAAAATGTGCTATGAGAAAACTTGGAGAGGAGCGTGTCCAACATGGGGAGTCCTACCGATCTGGTGGAAAGCCAACCAGGTTGTATAATACATGGCTAAACATGAGGGAGCGTTGCCGAAACCCGAAGAATCCTGCATATCAGCACTACGGTGGGCGCGGCATTGAAGTTTGCGCGGAGTGGGATGACTACGAGAAATTCAGAAGTTGGGCAATGGTCAACGGATACAAGAACAACCTTACCATTGACAGGATTAACGTGAATGGAAATTACTGCCCCGAAAATTGTAGGTGGGCAACAGTAAGAGAACAACAGAACAACAGGAGAAATAACCACATAGTCGAAGTGGACGGTGTGATACATACCATTTCGGAATGGGCGAGAATCGTAGGTATAAATCCAGCCACCATACGGCGGAGACTCAAAAAATGGACGGCGAAAGATGCGATATTTACGCCGGTGGGGATGCTACCAGAGAGGAGGAACTGACACATGAACAGTTTCCACAAAAAGCCAAGGGGCGAGCTAGGGCTATGCCCCAAGTGCGGTATGGACAGCGGGGAACGGAAATGCTCTGTGAACCTTCCAGAGAAGTACTACGTCAGGTGCTACTCTTGCGGCTTCATTGTATCTGGCAATACGCAGAGCAGTGCCACAAACCGATGGAACACCCTTGCGCGGGAGAAACGGGAGAGAGGTATGCGGAAATGAGATATACATGCTGCGTCGGCTGTAAATGGCACGAGGAGTTTACATGGGCCTGCTTCAACGGGGAGAGCCCGTATTGCGCAGATTTTGTAAACTGCGGGTGTCCGCTATACGAGGAGAAAGAGAAGGAGGGCGAAGAATAATGGGACTTTGCGCTCGTGCGAAAGGGCTGACCGATGAGGCTGGTTTTGACTGTGGGTATCTTACATACGGCACGTTTATCCTTGAACTGATAAAGGTTGCCTACGGCCAGCAGTGCCACAACATTTTTAAGAGAAATATGCTCCGCGGTGCGCCTTTCTCTGATGCAGAAGTAGAATACTGGAACGCGCACTGCAACGACGATCTGGACATCCTGATTTTTCATTCAGACTGCGGAGGCCAATTTACCCCGCAGGAGTGCCGCAAGATATACAACGCCATGAAGGATTTGAAGTCCGATATGATGGGACACAATTACCATGTGATGAAACCCTACAATATGTTTGAGCACTGGAAAGCAATATTCAAGCATTGCGCTGACCGCCGGGTGAATTTGTACTATTCGTAAGGAGCGTTATTGCCATGAGTAAAAGGGAACAAATCATCTATAACGCTATGAGCGAAAACATCACACGCGCCGCCGCTCTCGGCCTTTGCCCTGAGCCGTTTGTGGTTATGCGGGCAGAATATCGACGCATTGCGAAGCGAAATCTTCTTCACACAATCACAGAGATCGTTTTGGCGGCAGCTTTAACGGTTACGTTGTGTGTGCTCCTATCAGATCCTGCGGATGCGGTTTCGGATTCGCAGGACGCCTTAATAATTCAGTCTGCCAACACGTCTGAGACAGAGGCTTGGGAAGATTCTGACGAAGAAGAAAAAACGCGAGAGGCCATCAAGGCCAAGAGCAACGTGATCGAGGACTGTATCATCACTGGCTACTGTGCGGACTGTACACCTTACGCCCACATGAACCGGGACGAGGATGGCCGTGTGCTGACCGCCAGCGGCCAGTGGGTATGGATCGGCAGCTGTGTGGCGACGGATCCCAGCGTAATCCCCACCGGCTCCACGGTGGTCATCGGTGATGAGACATACATTGCCCTAGATGCAGGGGTGAAAGGGAACCACGTTGACATCCTGATGCACCACGACGATGCGGCTGTGGCAGGTGTACGGAGAGAGACTGTTTGGTGGTGTGAAGAATAGTGCTTTTTTGCATATGCTCGCGCATACGCGCTTAAAAAAGCACGGAATCATGCGGCTTTTAGCTGTTTCTTCGGGGGTTCAAGTCCCCCCACTCCGACCAAAATAGGGAAAACCCGCAATCCTAGTGATTGCGGGTTTTTCTTGTATTCATGCGGGTTTGCTGGATTTTCAAAATTACCGATACGGAACATTATATTCTGTCGCAGGTGTGTTATATGCCAACAAAAACACACATTTTTGCATACGGATTTGCATATGAAAACGCCGCGTCAGGATGTGCTGTTTTCGTCATCATCTTCTGCGGCATTACTTTTGGAGAGGGCAATGACTTTGGCTGCGGCGCGGTAAAATTTTGCCATTTTATTTGCAGCCTTGAGTCGATCACGCCGCGCCAAATGCAGATAGATCCTGTGAACCACCTGGTTGTCGGACCAGCCGCCCATTTCCATGACTTCAAGTTCAGAAAGGCGCAGATGATAACCAAGAGAGACAAAGGAGTGGCGCAGGCAATGGGACGTAATGTTGGGAAGCTCCGCACTGTCAGCAGCGGCATGAATATGCTTGTTGATGGTGGAAGGGCGTTGAGGAACTAAGAATCCATCCGTGTCCTTGCACTGAGAGAGGAGTTCTGCAAGGCGAGGAATCATAATGGGGATAGTTCGATTGGAAGCTGTGGTTTTATTTCGATCTTTATAAACGGACTTGTTTTTTTCATCGCGCACCATTGCGCCGGAAATGTGAATGAGATTGTTTTTCAAGTCTATGTTCTCGGACATTCTCAGTGCTTTGATCTCCGACATACGGAGGCTGTGCAGGCCAAGGAGCATAGCAATCTCACAAGTGTCACCGCGAATGGCATCACAAAACGTCAGGATCTGCTGCGGGTCAAGGAAATCACGATCAGTGGACTTTTGGGCGGAAGGCATCAGAATGTCGGGTACTTCCATACGGTTTACCCGCATGATCTCTGAGATAAGCCCCCAAGAGTTGGAAACTGTCTTATCGGCCAATGTGGAGAGTGCATCGTTTATCTCTGCCTGCCAATTTACCGGTATATTCATTGACTTATTCATGACGGATGGGAACCGATTGCGCTGAATGATACGATAGCCTCGTATGGTCTCCGGTGAAAGGGAGGCAGACCGGTCCTGTATAAATTGGTCAATGGCTTTTGACCAAGTAATAGCAGGGGCCTCTTTTTGCTTTTCAATAAAACCGGCACGGATTGCCTTTGCCTTGGTGACACACTTCTCTCTGGTATCTTCTGTAACTGGGACAAACTCAGGGCGCAGGTAAATGTGCCACTTGCCGGAGGGGAGTTGCTTCGGCTCCGGTACCTTGATGACACCGTCGGACTTCTTCTCTTTAATCTGCTTTTTTCCGCACCAGGGGCAGAAGGGAGCGTTGTCGGGGACTTCTCGCTTACAGCTTTTACATTTCGTTGACATTTTGTTATTTTTGTGCTACCCTATGAGGGCAATCTCCTTTCATTGATGTCGTGGTTGATTTTAGTGACTGGGTTGCAGGCCGCTCCGCAAGGGGCGGCCTTTTTTCGTTTTGACGGAGAAATAACAAGAATATTGGTAAAAGTGCCTATTGAAAACAAGCTTCTTGTATGATACAATTCGTGCCACAGGTGAAACAAGAGTTCTATCACATGCGTTTTGTTTCATTTGCCGTTTCACGCAGGGATTTGTAGCCCATGATGCCGCAGCCGCCGATGGCGACCGCCACCAGAAGAATAATGATCCAGGCAACGGAGCTGATGTCACCCTGACGGATAAGGCCGATGTTGGGATGGCGGAGGTCAAAGATCAGATAAGAGATCAGAAATACGGAAAGAATGGCGGAAAAGACGGTGGTGAACAAATACCAGCGTTTATAGAACCGTTCGCGCTTTTTTGTCTCCTGAAGCTGCTGGATGTAGATATCGTTCACCTGATTCAGCCGGGCAATGTCACCGTTGTTGGTGGCCTCGCTTACTTCCAGATCGTGGACACGCTGCTGCAGGGCAGCGGAGGGGTCTTTCTGGGAGGCATTGCCAAAGAGCGGGTCGATGTGGAGCCCGACACAATAGCTGGCGGCTACGGCGTCGTAAAGTTTCGGATCACGTTCACCAGATTGCATCTTGCAGACAGCGGAGTAGGGAACACCGGAACGTTCGGCCAGCTCTTCGTTGGTAAGGCCGGCACGCATCCTGGCGGCTTTGAGTGCGGCAGGGAACTGCGCAATGTAGTCCCCCAAGTCTTGCATAACTGACATGATGACCTCCCTGACAACAGATTTCCCTATTGGGTCAGCCCTACCCGAATATGGGTAGGCCCGTTTTCACGCTTTTGGGGAGAGATTCCCCAAAACGAGACAGGATTCCCCGTTTCGGGTGTAGACGGGGCATGGCGCCTCTGCTACCATGAAGGTGTAGCAGATACGTCGGGTTTACAGTGATCTGCTATCTCCCCGCTGCCGCTGGCACCGGCGGCGGGGAGTACATAAGAAACAGCTGGAAAGGAGAACGAGAGAATGAGCGAAGAGCAGGCGCGGGAATTCATTTCCCAGATGACACAGGAAGAAAAGACTATGCTTTACGAGCTGATATTAGGGCTGCGGCAAAGCCCTGTACCTGCGCAAGCTCAGTAGGCGTTAGAGAACAGAGTAATTTAACAAGAGCACCGTCGAGTTCGCTTTCTGATGTGGGAGCGGACTCTTTTTTTATGTCCTCACACAGAAGATAGCTGGGGTCGACTTCAAGAATTTCGGCCATGCGAAGTATATTTTCAATTTTAGGAACCCGCCCCCTTCGCCACTGCGCAACAGCAGAGGAAGAAACGGGAACCATGGCATAAAATTCACCTTTTGACATCTTTTTTTCTTTGAGAAGGCACTCAATACGATAGAGCATTGTCGAAGTGTCCATAAAACATCTCCTTTGTTTGTGCAAATCATAGAAAGCGGCCTTGAGCGCAAAGTTAGTCTTGACTTAGCAATGCGAAGTGTTATACTTAGTAATGCGAAGTGAAAACGAGCGAACAAAACCTGACCCCGGCAAAATCTTGCAGGAGATTTTATAAATGCTTTCTTGTTCAACTGCATTTTATAATACGATTGCGAGAATGTCAAGCGAAACTAAGCAAAATGCTAAGTAAATTAAGTGAGGAGAGTGAGAATTTGCGAGTAAATGGATTCAAACTGTGTCGTGTCCGCGCAGGAATGACGCAGGACGAGGCTGCGGAACTGCTTGGTGTATCTCGCATTACCGTTTATTCCTGGGAGCGCGGAACGTACAAGCCCAGTGCCGATATGCTACTGAAAATCTCGGAGGTATACCGATGCACCATCGACGAGCTTCTGAAGGGGGAGGAACGAAAGTGAACGAGCTGCAGGTGTTCAAGAGTGCGGAGTTCGGAACCGTGCGAACCATTGAGCGCAACGGCGAGCCGTGGTTCGTCGGAAAGGACGTGGCCGCAGCGCTGGGATACAAAGACCCAACAAAAGCTGCGCGAGAGCGTGTAGACGAAGAAGATAGGGGGGTAGCTAAAATAGACACCCCTTCCGGTGAGCAGGAAATGACAGTCATCAACGAAAGCGGCTTATACTCGCTGGTGCTTTCCAGCAAGTTACCCTCCGCCAAGAAGTTCAAGCGCTGGGTCACCTCCGAGGTGCTTCCCAGTATCCGCAAGACAGGCGCTTACGCCGTACCGAAGGATTACCCCTCCGCACTCCGCGCTCTGGCAGATGCAGAGGAACAGAAAATGAAACTGCTGGCCGAGAACCAGCGTCAGGCACAGGCCATTGCCGACTTTGAGCCGATCCGCCAGTATGTGGACGAGATCCTCGAAAGCCCGTCGGCTATGGCTACGTCGCAGGTGGCGGCGGATTACAACTTGAGCGCCAAGGCGCTCAACAAGATCCTTTTCGATGCAGGTATTCAGCACAGTGTCAACGGACAGTGGATTCTCTACAAGAGACACATGGGAAAGGGCTACACAAGGAGCCGGACGATCCCCATCGTGAGAAGCGACGGAAGCCGCGATGCAAAGATACTGACACAGTGGACACAGAAGGGGCGGCTGCTGATCCACGAGATCCTGACTGCCAGGGGAATTACCGCTGTGATGGACAGAGGGGAGGGACAGTTATGCCTAGAGTAAGACCGCTGCTGGGGCCTGACCCAGTGGATGAAAGACTGAGCAGGATGCTGCGGGGCGGCATGGGAGCAGAGCGGGTGACGCAGAAGGAACTGGCGGCCACCATGAAAATCTCCCTTTCGACGCTGCACCGGAAAAAGAACTCCCCTTCGGAGTTCACACTGCGGGAACTGAACAGGGCCTGCAAGAAACTGCACATTCCCATGGAGGAACTGTGCGAGTGCCTGCTGGCGAAGAAATGAGATACCGCTGCTACATATGCGGGAAGCGGTTCCGCAAGCCGGAGATCGTGACCGTGAGAGAGAATCTGGACGGCGAGAACGGCTGGGAGACGCGGCGGGAGGAACGATGCCCCCAGTGCGGCGGAGACGACTTTGAGGAGGACACAGACAGTGAGCAGGACGCGGCACGAGCGCCGGCGTGACCGGAAGTGGAAGTGGCTGCTGGGCATCAGCGCCATGGCGGCGCTGGGATTCATTGGAGGCATTGAGACCGGCGGTTCCTTGTGGCTGTTGATCTTCGTGGTGATCGCCCTGGTGGGCATATGGACAAGCAGTAAAGCCCTTGGGCTTTATACATATGAGGAGAGAGAATGGCATCAATAAACCTTACGGCGGATCAGGTGTTCGCCATCAACGCGGCGCTGGCGAAGGGGCAGCGGGTAGAGCTGATCCCCCTGAAGGACAGGCTGAAAATCGTGGTGGTGAAACGGGACGAGCTGAAAACCAAATAGCGTACCCCGCCTAAGTCAGTTGGCGGGAAGGGCGGAGCGTCGTCGAGTGGTTCGGATATTCCGAACTGCTTGGCGGCGCTTTTTTTGTTGACGAAAGGAGAGGAAAGCAACGGAACGACTGCGCTTTGAAAGCCGGGCGGAATGGCTGGCAGGCCGGAACCGGCAGGGCATCGGCGCCTCGGAAGCCGCAGCGGTGGTGGGCATGAGTCCATGGATGTCGCCGCTGGAACTGTGGCGGCTGAAAGTGGGGAAAGACGCACCCAAGGACCTGAGCGGCAGCGCGGTGGTGAGCCGCGGAGTACGGATGGAACCGGCGCTGCGGGGCCTGTATGAGGCCATGCATCCGGATTACACGGTGGAATACCACGCATACGACATGCTGTACCAAAAAGAGCGGCCATGGCTTTTCGCCACGCTGGACGGCGAGATCACCGACGAGCGGAGACGGAAGGGCATTTTGGAGATCAAGAACAGCTCCCCCAACGGCAAGGCAGGGTGGGCCAAGTGGGACGGGAAGATCCCATCCCCATACTTTTGCCAGATACTCCATCAAATGCTGGCGACCGGCTATGAGTTCGTAGACCTGATGGCGGGGCTGGAAAACATGGAGGGCGACCTGTCCGTGCGGATCTATCGCTTTGAGCGGGAGGAACAGGCGGAAAACATGGCCTGGCTGCTGGAGAAGGAGATCGCCTTCTACCAAAACAACATACTGACGGGGATACCCCCCGCAGCAATATTACGACTCTGAAAGGAGAAAAAACATGAAACTGAAACTGACGATGACCAACGCGGAGACCGGCGAGGTACTGCAAGAGGAAACAGACCTGAACTTTGCCATGATGAGTTTCGGGCGCCAAACGGAGGAGGGGATGGATTTCAAAGCTGTGACGCGGGGAGAAAATATGACCGCCGCGGACTTTGCGCATTGCCTGGTCGGCGTTGACAACGCCGTGGAAAAGAACCTCCGCGACAACAAAGCCGTTTGTACGGCCTACACGCTGGTCAAGCTTGGCGTTTTGGGAAAGAGCGTAGACGCGAGCGCAGAAGCGCAGCCCGGAGAGGGCGCTGCCGATGCCAAGAAGGAGGAGAACGAGAAATGATCTGCAAGGTGAAATATTACAAGCCCCAGTCTGGCGGCTACGCCGGGGCAGCCTATACCTTCCGCACCAACCTGCCGTTTTTGAAGGTGGGTGACAAGGTGCTGGCTCCCGCGGGGAACGAGGAGCCGAAGCGGGCCATCGTGGTGGCGGTCAACTGCCCGGAGAGCGACATCAAGCCGGAGTGGGCCGACCGAGTGAAGTGGATTACCCGGTTTGACGAGGAGGAGAGACAGGCATGAGCGCGGCTGAATTTCGCATCATTACAGACCTTGCGCCGCTGAGACAATTCCAGATCGAGGCCAACTTCGACGAGACGAAGGCGTGGCTGACGGAGAATCTTGAACCGCTGCGCACCATGGCGGTGACGCCAGAGAGCATGAGCCAGTGCAAGCAGTACCGCGCCTCCATCCGCAAAGTCCGCGACCGCATTGACGAGAGCCGGAAACTGGCGAAGGCGGCGGCGCTGGAAGCTTACAGCGGGTTTGAGGCCAAGTGCAAGGAGCTGACGGCTCTGTGCGACGAGGCGGCCAACGCGCTGGATGTACAGATCAAAGCCATGGAGAACGCGGTGAAGGAGGAGAAGCGGCTGCGGCTGATGGACTACTTCGCTAAGATCGTGGGCGACATGGCGGAGTGGATCACCTTTGACGACTGCTTCAACCCCAAGTGGCTGAACGCCACATATGCCGAAAGCACGGCCCAGGCGGACATGTGCGCCGCCATTGACCGGTGCCGCGCCGACCTGAACGCCATCCGTGCGCTGCACAGCGAGTTCGAGACGGAGCTGCTGGCGGAATACCGCAGAGTGCGGGACATCGGGGCGGTGCTGGTAAAGAACGACACGCTGGCGCGGATGAAAGCTGCCGAGGACGAGCGCAAGCGCCGGGAGGCGGAAGCGGCAGAAGCGAAGAAGGAACAGCGCTTCAAGATGTACGCCATGCCGCCGGAGATGTGTGCGCAGCAGGCAGAGGTCGGCTCTGTCAACGAACTGGTGGACGAGGACGGTCAGGAACTGACCGAGGCACCCAGCGTGGCGGATGCTATCCGTTCCGTGGAGCGGGAAGCTTTTGAACACGCTGTGAAAGAGGCCCCTCCTGTGTTCACCGTGGACTTCCGGGTATACGGCACGGCGGCGCAGCTGGACGGATTAAAGGCATACATGGAGACCAACGGCATCCGCTTTGGGCGCGTGCCGCAGGAGTAAGGAGGAAGCATGAAAGCACAGAATCAGACAGGATTCACCCCGGCGACGCGGGAGAAGAAAACAACCTTCAGCATGGCAATCACGGCGCCCAACGCCCAGCAGATGATCACACGGGCGCTGAAGGACGACCGGATGGCGGCGCGGTTCACCAGTACGCTGATCGGCGCGGTGAGCGCCAGCGATGCCCTCAAGAAGTGCGACCCCGGCACCATCATTGCCGCCGGACTTCGCGGCGAGGGCATGGGCCTGATCTACGGCCACGGCTACTACATCGTGCCCTATGACACGGTGGCGCAGTTCAGCATGGGTTACAAGGGCTACTGCCAGTTGGCAATGTCTACGGGCTTTTACGCGGACATCGACTGCCTTGAGGTGCGAGAGGGTGAGCTGGAAGGCCGCAACCGCCGCACCGGCAAGCCCACCATCAACCTTGCCAAGTACGACACCGACGAGGAGCGGGAGAGCCACAAGATCATTGGCTACTACGCCTATTACGAACTGAAGGACGGCGCTTTCCGCTACGAGTATTGGAGCATGGACAAGCTGCTGCGCCACGCAGACCGCTATTCGCCCGCTTTTAAGCTGGGCAAGTACAACGCTATGATCGCGGGTGAACTGAGCGCCGACGAGCAGAAGAAGCTGCTGCGTGGTACGCCTTGGTACGACGTGGGCGGCGGCCAGGACAAGATGTGCCGCAAGACCATGCTGCGGCAGCTGCTGAACAGCGGCTATGCTCCCCTGAGCAACGAGGTGCGCAGCTACTTCAATGAGGACAGCGACGACGGCGTGATCCCCGATATGTCGATGGGCGGACAGGAGCCGGTGGTTCCCACAACGGGATATGTGGTGGACGAGAGCACCGGCGAGGTACAGACGAAAACTGTCGAGTCTGCCCCTGTGGAGCAGCCTACCGCCCCTGCGGCCCAGAAGCAGGGTAACGACACCCCCAAGACCGCAAAGCGCACAGAGCGCCCCTCAGAGGCCGAAACAGCGGCAAGAGATTACTCTGCCGAATTCTTCGGGGAGGGTGAGCAGTAATGCCGCTGTTTGTCCGAAAATGCGTGGACGCGGAGGGCAACGCTGACGGGAGCCAGTACATGATCTGTACCGGCTCCGTCAGCCGGGATGCCCGCACCGGCGAGACACCCCAGAAGCACACGCCGAAGGTGGAGTTCGGCGTGGCATACGACAGCAAGATGTTCATGAACGTGCTGGCGATGGGAGACAGGGCGGCCACAAGGCTGGCCGCCTGTCTCGAAAAAGGTGACGATGTGTTGGCTGTGGGTACCTGGCGGCAGCGCCCATACACCACTAAGGACGGCGAAAAGAAAGTATGGAGCGAACTGCGGGCCGACCATGTGATCCCGCTGGACGCACTGGAAGCCCTGTTGGAGATCCCCGTGGACATGCTGTATCGCCTGATCGCCCTTTTGCCGCAGCTGGAAGCCATGAGCAAGGGGCAGATGCCTACGGCGCAGAGCGCGGCAGCCGCAGCGCCCCAGACGGCAGAGATGCCCGGCGGATTCTGCGAGGTGGCGGATGACGGCGAGCCGCTGCCCTGGGATCAGGACGGCACGGATGAGGACGATGACTTTGAACTGAACATCTGAGAGGAGGGGAGAAGGCATGAAGATCAAGATCACATGCACGAAGCGTGAATTCGCGGCGATGCTGGACAGGTGCCTTGTCAATAAGACCACGCGGAACCGGGAATACTGCTGCGCCTGCCCGCTGTGCCTGGCCTGCGGCGAGGACGGATATGAAAGCGGCATGGTGGACTTCTGCGAGATTGAGGATGAAAAAACAGGCGGTGAGGCGTAAATGGCAACTGGAAAAAGATATTACTGGATGCGGCTGAAAGAATCGTTTATGACAAGTGACACCATAGATTTTTTCATGAGCCAGCCGGATGGCGCCAACTATGTTGTCTTATACCAGATGCTTTGTCTCAAGACGATCAACACGAACGGAAGGCTCGCCAGACAGATCGGCGATGTACTGATTCAGTTCGACGCGGAGAAAATACGTCGAGACTGTAAGTGGTTTTCCGCTGATACCATCCGCGTAGCACTGGAACTCTATAAAGCGTTTGGGCTTATCTACGAGGACGTGGACGGAACGCTGGTGCTTGCCGACCACCAGAATTTGATTGGAAGTGAGACGGACTGGGCGGCTAAAAAAAGCCGGCAGCGGATGAATGGCGCACAGGCGCCTATGCTCCCACCAGAGGGAGGTGGGGAAAATGTCCCCACCAATGTCCCGGAAAATGTCCCCATAGATATTAGAGATATAGAGATTAGAGATATATCCCCCCCTATATCCCCCCCAGAGGGGGAAGGGAAAAAGAAAAACCGACCTGGGATGGAACCAAGACCGGAGGAGAGATTTACAGGTGATCTTCTGGAAGCGGTGAATGAGTGGCTGGACTACAAGTGGGAGCGGAACCGGAAGGAATTCTACAAGCCCAAGGGGTATCAAAACCTGATCTCTCAGCTGGTGAACAAGGCCAAGGCCATGGGCGACGGTGCCGTGGCGCAGCAGATACGGTACAGCATGGCGAACAACTACCAGGGCATCCTGTTTGACAAACTGGACAAGGGGAAGAAAGCGACGGAGGGGGTCTATCCACCGGAGAGCAAGGCATACCGGGCGGCCCGGTACTTCGCAGAGCAGAAGGAAAAGGACAACCCCGGACGGGCACAGCCCACGGAGGATGACCTGCAGCGCTGGGCCGACAGCATGGAAAGGCTGCACCAGGAGAACAAGGTGGACTGGAAAACCATGGCAGAGGTGATGGACTATTCGCTGGACAGCGAGTGGTGGAGCCGGAAAGTACAGTCGGCATTTGACTTCAAGAAGCATTTTAACAGCATCTTTGCCGACATGGTAAGAGACCAGGGCGCCGTGAAGGAGTGATGGGGCCATGGAGATCGGAGTGATCGGAGGAAGCGGAGAAAACCAGAGCCTGACGCTGCCGTGGCAGGCATCTTATTCCGCGGAGGCGGAACAGGCGGTGCTGGGTTCCATGCTGATCGACGCACGATGCGTGAAAGACGTGCTGAAATGCCTTGAAGAAGACGATTTCTACATAAGGACGAACCAGGACATCTTCCGGGTGATCCGCAGGATGCACACGGAGGCAAAGCCTATTGACGGCGTGACCGTGGCGGCGGAGATGGAGAGAGCAGGGGTATACAACGAGACCACGCGGTCTTATCTGGCTCAGCTGATGGAGATCACGCCCACCAGCGCCAACGTGATGGAATACGCCAAGATCGTGCGGAAAAAGGCGGAGAAAACCCGCTTTACCAGAGCGGTGATGGAAGCGCTGGGGGACGAGGAGGACCCGCAGGCCGCTGTGACGGCCATATGCCACCAGAAGATGAAAGCACGGCGGGGTGGACGGCTGAAAACCATGTCGGAAGCCATGCAGGACGCCATGGACAGCGCGTCGGGCCGGAAGGACAACCGGATCGACACGGGGTTCCCACTGCTGGACGCCACCCTGAAAGGCATGTGGCCGGGACAGCTGATTCTGATCGGTGCAAGGCCGGGATGCGGAAAGAGCGCCATGTGTATGGCGCTGGCGGAAACGGCGGCCCGGAAGGGGAACACAGTCCTCTACGTCACGGCGGAGATGCTGGCCGGAGAGGTGGGCGAACGCTTGCTGGCGAAGAACGTGGAGGGCCTGACCATGGACCAGATGATCGACGGGGTGCCGGAGGGCGACGAAACGTTGTGGATGCACATTGCGTATGAGGCCAGCATGGAAGCCAAACTGCCCATCTTCTTTTACGACGGGTCGGACGTGACGGTGAACCGGGTACGGGAGCTGGCGCTGGGCATTGAGGGCCTGAAAATGATCGTGGTGGACTATCTGGGCCTGATGATCGGCGAAAAGAAGTCGGAAAACCGGAACCTTGAACTGGGCGGCATCAGCCGGGAGCTGAAACTGCTGGCCTCGGAATTGGAGATCCCCATTGTGGCGGCGGCACAGCTGAGCCGCACCGTGAACGAGACGGACAAGCCAAGGCTTTCCTCCCTGCGAGACAGCGGAGAACTGGAACAGAACGCCGTGAAGGTGATGTTCCTTTGGAAAACCGACCCAACGGACGTGTGCCAAGTGGGGTGCAGCGTGGCGAAGAACCGGAGAGGCCGGACCGGCGAGGTGAACTTCTATTTCGAGGGTGCGAAGATGAACTTTATGGAGCTGAGTTACCGGAAAGAGGACGACGGCGGAGGAAACGGCTATGGCAAAAAGAGACGAAACGGGGCGAGCCGGTCATTCGGGTCGGACAGCGACTGAGCGAACGGACTGGTGCCTTTATGAAGAAGAAAAGAAAAAGCTGCGCCAGCAGGGCCTATCGCCCAAGGCGTATGAACGGCGGGTGAAGGCGCTGGCGGCGCGGCTGGGACGATAAGGAGGTGGCGAAGTATGGGCTATTCTGTGGCAGACCTGGCGCGGCTGGGGCCGAAAGCCCAGCAGCAGGCCATGGCGCAGATCATGGCGCGGGAGGCGGAGAAGACCAAGGCCGCCGAGGAGGAAAAAAAGAAGAAAAGCAGCAAGTATCATGCGGAAAAGGCCAGTCGGGGCGACCTGACGTTTGATTCCAAGAAGGAGGCCCGCCGGTATGACGAGCTGATGCTGATGAAGCAGGCGGGCATGATACGGGACCTGAAACTGCAAGTACGGTTCTGCCTGATCGAGGGATTCAAAACGCCGGAGGGCGTGAAGCACAATGGCGAGTACTATGTGGCGGACTTTGTGTATGAACGCAAGACGGCTCCGGACTGCAACGGCGACGTGCACTGGCTGAAGGTGGTGGAGGACGTGAAGGGATACCGGACGCAGGTGTACCGCAACAAGGCGAAGCTGTTCCGGGAACGATACGGCTTTTCAATCACGGAGGTGTAGAGAAATGGGAGGAAGCGCAAAGGCGATGTACCTGAGAATGGCCAGCGGCGCGGTGCTGCCCTGGCTTTCCGCCGAAGTGGGCGGCAAGCGAGGCCCCAGGAACGCCGAGACCACAGGCCAATTTACCACAGGCGACGGCTACCACATGGGGGTGGCGACGGCGGCAGAGGTGGAGCAGTGCATGAACTGCCCGTATCCGGAGTGCCGCAACTGTCAGGCACACCAGAGAACGAAGCGGCGGAAGATGGCCACCGGCGAGCTGGCCGAGAGCCTGACGCTGCGCCGGTGCGAAAAAGAGGACGCATGAACCACTGGAAAGAGATACCGGGCTATAAATACCGCTACCGCATCAGCCGGGAAGGCGTGATACAGAAGCAGATGGGCGACGGAAGCTGGCTGACGCTGAAACCGGGCCCTTATCACGGGAGCGAGAGAGCCACCGTGCAGATGGTCCACAAGGACGGAAAGCCCCGGCCCAAAGGCGTGGTCATGCTGATGGCGGACGCCTTTATGGGCGGGAGGAAGCCGGGGAAGTGGATCATCCACAGGAATGGCCTGCGGCTGGATAACCGGCTGGAAAACCTTGAGGTGATCACGCCGAAGGAGGGCGGCAGACGGTACGGCACCTCCGCAAGGCGGAAGCCTGTGGTGAAGATCGACCGGCGGGGCGACGTGGTGGAGAACTACCGATCCGCTGCGGAGGCGGCCAAGAAGAACCACATTGGGCAGTCCTCTGTTACGGCGCGGTGCCGCAAGGAGGTACCGCACAAGAAAGAATTCGACATGCTGGGAGGCTTCACCTTCCGGTATGAGACGTAAAGGAGAACCTATGGGTAAGCAGCATCTATCCCGCGATGAACGGCTGATAATGAAAGGCAAGCTGCAAGGCACACGAGAGAACATGGACATGGTGGCGATGGTCCTGATGGACAAATGCGGCTGGCACGTCCAGGAGGAGACGCCTGACAGCCGCGACACGCACAGCATTGCGTACCTGTACGAGTGCCTGGAGAAGCTGGCGGAGGAAATAAACGAGGGCCGCATCAAGCGGAAGCACATCAAGGACGTGCTGAAGGACGAGTGCGGCGTTGTGTTTGGAGATTGAGACATGGTTCATTTGGGAGACATCTGCAAAATCAACGGTGCGGAGATCGAGCCGGTGTGGTGCATCACCGGCGGCAGTCCGTGCCAGGATCTATCCATCGCCGGGAAACGCGCCGGTTTGGCGGGAGCGCGAAGCGGCCTGTTTATGGAGCAGGTACGCATCGTAAAAGAAATGAGGGAGGCGGACAAAAGGAATGGACGGACAGGTGACATGGTCAGACCTCGGTATCTCGTGTGGGAAAACGTGGTCGGTGCCTTTAGCAGCAACAAAGGAAAAGACTTCGCAGCCGTGCTCGAAGAGATCATCAAAATCGTCGAGCCGGAAGCCCCCGGTATTGAAGTGCCTGAAAAGGGCTGGCCTACTTGGGGAGGGTATCACGATGAAGTGGGAGGACGATGGAGCGTGGTGTGGCGAACTCACGACGCGCAATACTGGGGAGTGCCCCAACGCCGCCGTCGTATCTCGGTTGTCGCAGATTTTGGAGGAGACACCGCATCCGAAATACAATTTGACCCCAAAAGCCTGCCAGGGGATATTGCGGAGAGCGGAGCGGCGGGGGAAGGACCTGCCGAAGCTGCTGAAAGAGGTTTTAATCCGGCAGTCGCAAGGAGCCTCACCGCAAGAGCGGACGGAAGCCCCTGCGCCGACAGAGGCCCCAACATCGTATGCAGTCCGCATCAGGGGGGGCTGTGACGGAGGAGGAAAAGGCGCGTTAGTGCAGACGGAGAAAAGCGGAACGCTGGGCACGGGGAACGATCAGACGATTTTCTGCATGGCCACACAGCAGGGCGGCGCAGAACTGCGGACAGACGACCGCGCGCCAACATTGACCGCTGCGGCGGGCATGAGCGGGAACAATCAGCCGGTGGTGGCTATCCCAATCAACGACAAAGCCACCAGATGGCAGGGCGGCGGTGAAAGCCGCAACCACGACGGCAGCGGAAACGGTCTTGGCATCGGCAAAGAGGGAGACCCGTCCCCCACACTGACCGCTGGCGACCGCCACGGAGTAATGTGCATGACACCTTGGGACGCACAAAGCCAGCGCGTGTACGATGGTAACGGCGTTTCACCTACGCTCAGTTCCCGCGAAAACAGTGGGCTGAACCGCGAAGCTGTGCTGTGCGCCGGATTCAAGTCGGGGCAAGGAGCACAGGCGGGCGGCATCGGGTACAGCGAGGAGATTTCCCCCACGCTGGCGGCTACGCCCAGCGGGACGAACCAAACACCTGCGGTGGTGGCGCTGGACATGACACACGCCTGCGATGTTATCCGCGAGTGCGGGGAGCAGTCACCCAGTTCGCAGGCGCGCATGGGAACGGGCGGCAACCAAGTGCCGCTGACATACCAGATGAACGCCTTTGGTGACTACCGCGCCGCCGAGTGTGCAAGTAGCTGCAAGCAACGGGACTTTAAGGACAGCACAGACTTGGTGTGCAGTTCCGTAGATTTTCGCAATTTTCGAGAGGGCGGAGAAATAAACGGCACGCTTCAAGCAAAAGAAAGCAGCGGGCAGAGCCTTAACCTGAACAACACGGTCCGGCAGCACATGGTGGTGCGTCGTCTGACGCCGTTGGAATGCGAACGGCTGCAAGGATTCCCTGACGGATGGACAGATATCGGAGATTGGGTTAAAACAGATAAACGCGGGCGCGAAATAAAAGTGAAAGGAAGTGCGGACAGCCCACGGTACAAGGCACTGGGTAACTCCATCGCCCTGCCCTTCTGGGACTGGATGCTGCGGCGCATGGCGCGGTATCTGCCGGAGGACGCGACGCTGGGGAGCTTGTTTGATGGCATTTCGGGGTTTAATGTCTGCTGGTCGAGAATACACGGAGCAGAGTGCTGCCGGTGGAGTTCTGAAATTGAGCAATTCCCCATTGCCGTAGTAAAAAAGCACTTTGGCGATGAAGAAGCGGGGAAGGAGGGAGATTGGTGGAAGTTTTCAGGGATGTAGTTGGGTACGAAGGACAATACAAGATAGGCAGTTGCGGAACGCTTTGGAGCGAAAGGTCGCGCAAAGTGCTGCGACCCAACACAGACAAAGACGGGTATGGATATTACGTTCTTTGCGTAAATGGAAAACGAAAAACGATCAAGACGCATAGGCTTGTGGCAACGGCGTTCTTGCCGAACGAGAACAATTTGCCGTCAGTCAATCATAAAGACGAGGACAAACTGAACAACGCAGCAGAAAATCTGGAGTGGTGCGATGTTGCATACAACAACAGGTACGGAACACGAGGGCGGAGAATTGGAGAAAGCCAAATTAACCACCCTGCGTTTAGCAAAAAAGTCTTGTGTGTTGAAACCGGCGAGGTGTTTGTCTCTATGCACGAAGCGGCAAGACGAACAGGCATAAACAGAGGCAATATTGGTTCTGCGTGCTTAGGGAGACCAAAGCATGGCACGGCAGGCGGGTATCACTGGAAGTATGTGGGAGGAATGACATGACAAGAGAGGAGATCGTGACCGCGCTGCGGTGCTGTGCATTTAACGGTGAAGATTCTTGCGAACACTGTACAGAGTGCCCTGCGGCGGGCGATGATTGCGAAAGTGAATTGCAGTTTGCCGCCGCTGACCTGATCGAAAACCAGCAGCGGGAGATAGAAGCGCTGCGGTGGGCCAATGAGGGGTTTTCTGGTGACGAAATCTGCCGTGCAGCGCTGGAGGCATTCGGGGAAAGGGCGCAGATGACAATGGCCATCGAGGAAATGAGCGAACTGGCAAAAGAACTCTGCAAGCGCTGTCGTGGCCGGGACAACGTGGAAGCCATTGCAGAGGAGATCGCCGACGTGGAGATCATAAACACAACCCAACCGCCATTGCAGCCAAGAATGGCGATCTTCCACCGAGAAAGCAAATTGAAGTGGTTGGGAAAAAGCTGGCTGATTATGCGCAGATGCGTAAATATCTCCGGTTACAAGCGGCAATTGAGCGCGAGATAATGAGGAGCAGCGATGGCAGAGTATATTGAACGGGAAGCGCTGAAAAACGCCTATCTTGCCCGACACAGGGGAGAACCTGGCGGCGCTTATCAACTGATCTGTGAAGTTCCCGCCGCTGATGTGAGAGAGGTGGTGCTTTGCAAGGATTGCAAGCACTGCGGAACATATGAAAATGGCCGGTGGTTGTGGTGTACGATAAGTGATAGCAACAGATATGTAAGCGAGGACTTTTTCTGCGGAGACGGTGAAAGGAAGGAGAGTGACAACTGATGTGTATTTTCTGCGAGAGCGGATTAAAAGTCTGGTATGGCAGCCAGAAGATAAAGGTGTTGAGAATCAACGATGCCGAGACCGGCGCACCGGCGTTTCTCCTTACGCATGGATTTGACGATGACGCGCCGACCGTGACGCTGCAAGCCAAGTATTGCCCGTGGTGCGGCGAGAAACTGGACGGAGAAGATGACAATGGCTGAGCTGAAAGACCTTGTGGGGGAGCTGCTTTCTTTGAACGCGGAAAACCTTGCACAGAGGTGCATCGACAACAGCGATGTGGAATGGTGCCTGTCGGAATTGATGGACATGCTTGCGGCGGATATGGAAGCCGTGACGCGGTGCAAAGACTGCAAGTTCAACAGCGGAGCAAAGAAGTGCCTGAATCCCAACAGTTTTATTGCTGTGCCGGCGGATGACGATTATTGCAGCTATGGAGAGAAAAGAGTATGAATAGGCTGAGAGAGTGGATGATCCGCAAGCTGGGCGGATGCCTGATAGAGGATGCGCTCAAGGAACCGCAGCACAGCACTGTGTTGATGTGCCCTGTGACAATGGCAACGACGGAGACGGTGACGGCGACGCGGAGGATAGAGGACGACGGGATGGCGTTTGACTCATTCAGGCTGGAAGCCGCGAAGCAGGGGGCCAGAATGGACCTTGTGCGGGAGGCGGGACGGCTGGGCGCTTTTGTAGAGAGTGTGGAGCAGTATGCCGGAAAAAGCTATGTAAAGACAGAACTGACGGTGATGGTGCCGCAGGTCAGAGAGGTGAAGAAGGAATGACAAGTGAGACGCTGTTTGGACTGATGGCCGGGACGTGCGCGGCGGTGGTGGCAGTGCTGTGCTGCCGGTTCCGGGTATATGAGACCGCGGTTGGGACCATATGCTGCGGGGTGATCGCCTTTGTCGGGCTGGTGTGCCTCTACCTGGCGGTGGAGGGAAGGAAGGGAAAGCGGAAGTGAAAAGGCGGGTGAAAAGCGACCCGGCAAGGCCCCACAAGCTGCCGCCCCACCCATGCGCCAAGTGCCAGAGGTGCACGATTCCCAGCATGACGGGCTGCGGCGCGTGGCTGTCGTGGTACCGGAAGGTGTGGCCCATTGTGACGGGAAGGAGGGCGCGGGATGGACGGATTCCCTGAACGGCTGCGGAAGCTGCGGGAAGGAAAGCGGATGAAACGCTGCGTGCTGGCGGAGCTGTGCGGACTGAGCAAGCACCAGATACGCCGGTATGAGGAGGGGACGGCGGAGCCGAGGGCATCCTCCCTGATCGCCATGGCGGAGCATTTTGGCGTGACGGTGGATTATCTGCTGGGGAGAGAGGAAACAGAAAAATTTTGCAAAAGGGACTTATAAGTACCTCAATCATTCCAATTACTGCGAAAATGATACTTGTAGGAGTGCAGCACTCCGCAGGTATCATTTTTTTTGTGAAAGGAACGGACGGATGGCGGAGATGGAACCGATGACGGCGGAAAAGCAGCAGGCATACTTTGACCTGCTGGTGACGGAGGTGGGGGAGAGCCTCGCCTACTTCTACTGCTGCATCAAGTTCGATAAGCCATTTGACATGAAAGCGCTGCCGGCCAAAAATGCCAGCGAGAAGTGGACAAGCTACTGCGAGAAGCTGGAAAAGAAGGGACTTGCCCGAACCAAGGGCGGCGGCGAATACGGCTTTCTGGACGGGCTGACGGACATCAACCGGATATTCGGAGCCGGACTTGAAAAAGGTGAGTTCAGCAAGGCCGTTGACCTGGAAAAGAGCGCCAGAGACGGCAAGAACGGCACCAAGCGACAGGCCGCAGACTGGGGCGAGGGCACGGGGAAAGTGCCATACACCAGCGAGGACTACAACGAGTTTGACCGGATCTATAACGCGCTGTGCGCTGACTTCGGCGGAGAGCAGGCGGTAAGCGCCAAGCAGCAGCTGATCCTGCGGAACGTGGCAAAGTGGACAAAGCAGATGAATGACGCCGCAGAGATGGGCGCCATAGACAAGGCCAAGAAGCTATCCAGCATGATACAGGAAAACCTGGCATCGGAAAACCTGCGGAAGAAGGACACCAAGCCGGTGGAGGACCTGCGGCTGGACGGCATCGTGGACAGGCTGGAAAAAGCGGGCCTGATGAAAAACGGAAAGCAGTGTACGCCGGATGAGGCGTTTCAACTGATATTTGGAAGACCGTGCAAGTACACCTACACGGCGGACGCAGCGGAGAAAATGCTGCTGGCAATCATCAATCAGGCCCGCATAAACGACGGGCTGCCGGAATTGGTGGAACTGCCAGAGGATGCAAAGATAGAGGATGAACTGGGTGAATTTGCCGAGGAGCCAAACGAGGCGGAGCAAGAAGCCTACGAAAAAATGGGCCTGCTGCGGAAACATAAAAAGTGATTAAAACCGGGACAGCGGAGTAGCTACCGTTTCCCTCCCCATACGAGGGATTACCGGCTTTTAATAGAAAGTCTGTATGGGAGACAAATATGGAGAGAAGATATTTTGTTTATCGGCATATTACGCCTGACGGCCTGACCTATGTTGGGGCGACATCCTTCAAAAAACCGGAAAAACGGTGGGGGAACGGAAAGTGTTACCAAGCCAACAAGCGGTTTACGGACGCAGTGAACTTTTTTGGATGGGATAATATAAAGCACGAGATATTGGCGGAAGGGCTACCAAAGGAAGAAGCCCATGCGATGGAACGGGAGCTTATTCGGGAGTGGGACACCACAAACCCGGAGAAAGGTTACAACATTTTGGACGGGGACCTTTCCACAAAAATCTACTGCGTGGAACTGGATAGAACTTTCCCGTCGCTGCATGATGCGGCACGGGAAACGCACATAAAAAGGGACTCGCTGAAAAGCGCCTGCACGGGGCAGACGGCAACGGCGGGCGGCTACCACTGGTGCTATGAAAAGGACAAAGCTGCTTATGAGATAGACCCAAACCGAAGAGGGCCGAGAAAGAAAAAAGCAGTTATCAACATAGACACTGGAAAGGTGTATGAATCGGCCCATGCGGCGTTTGTGGACACGGGCGTGTGCATGGCGCAGATTTGGGCGGTTTGCGCTAAAAAGCCAAACCGGAAAAGTGCTGGCGGGTATCGCTGGGCATTTGCGAGTGAGGTGATATAAACCAATGGCGCGACGGACAGGCAAGGCGTATGTGACCGGACTGGGCTGGGTGACAAAAAAGCCCACGCAGGAACGGAACTATGAAAACATGGCAGACAGCTGGTGGGCATGGCTGGTCTGGGTCGCACGTTGGTATTAGTTACCCGGACAAGTTGGCGGACATCCTGCGGAGCGACGACAGCGACTTCAAGACATTAGAGATCATACAGCGGATCATGCTGAGAGCCTACGCCCGGTATACGGACGTGGCAATTACCGGAACGCGAGGCATGACCAAGACGTACACCAAGATGATCTCCGAGATGCTGAACGGGATCGCGTGGCCGGGAACGCAAGTGCTGTATACCGGCCCGTCACTAAAACAGCTGGCCTCTATCGGCGGAAAGACCTTTCACGCCATTGAGCATGACTACGCGGCACTTGCCAGGCACTGGCGGGTGACGGCGGAGAGCAAGGACGATTTCAAGATAGAGACCGATTACGGAAGCGCATTTTACATCGGAGAGAAGCGCGGCGACAACATCCACGCGGCCACAGCGGAGGAGTTCGCGCAGGAGGAGAACCCTCCCTTTGATTTTGACGAATATACCACCATCGTGCTGCCGGCTGTGCGCCTGCGGCACAATGTGAACGGAGAACCAGATCCCAACTTTGTGGCATACAAGAACCATTCGATCACCAGCGCAGGACGGAAGCAGAACCACGCCTATCAGGTCCGGTGCGAGGTGATGAAGGAGATGGGGCGCGGGGAAAGCGCCTTTACTATGGACGTGCCCTGGCAATGTGTGGTGCTGCAGCAGATGCGGCCATATTCCTGGGCGCAGAAGCTGAAAACGAAGCTGACGCCGGAACGGTGGATGCGGGAGATGGAGAGCCGGTACACCGGCGCGGACAGCAACCCCATCGTGCGGGACGAGGTGCTGACGGAGAGCCGCAAGCTGATGGTGGCGGAGAACCGGCACTGCGGCTATGACATGGGAAACAAGCTGAATCCCCAGGACGTGATCTATATCGTGGGATATGACGTATCCTACGCCGATGACAAGAAAAACGCCAAGTGCGCCTGCGTGGTGCTGAAATGCACGAGGCAGACGGACTGGCTGAAACGAGATAGATACCTCAAGCAGCTGGTGTATGTGGATGTGTGGAACCCGCCGGTGAAGAGCATGATGCAGGCACAACGGGTAAAAGACGTGTGGAGCCGGTTCTGCTATGACGGAGGAGCGGCCACCTACCTTGCCATAGACGCATGGCAGTACGGCACAAGCGTGGTGGAAAACCTGATGATGGACTTGGGCGACGGGCTGGCGCCGCTGTGTGTGCGGAACCACGCAAGCTTCACAGAACTGGAACAGGACAACGCGATCCCGTGCCTCTATCCCATCAAGGCGGGGGGCGCGGGCGTGACAGACCCGGACGCGGAGATGGTGCAGTACGCCGAATTGCAGTTTGAAAACCGGAACGTGGAGCTGCTGTGCGGCAACGTGAACGAGGGCGTGGAAGCCTATAAGAAATACCACCGGATCAAGGATGACTACATGGACGCGCAGATCGCGGAACCGTACCTGAAAACGCGGGAGCTGGCGGGACAGATACAGAACCTGAAAAAGGTGCCCAGCGGCAAGACCATGCGGGAGGAGCGGATCTCGAAGCACATTCAGCGCGATATCTGGTCAGCGCTGAAATACGCGCTGCGGGTGGCACAGATCCTTGAAAAAGAGGAGCTTGCCAAGGCGGTGCGCCGCAAGAGCGACTGGGATGAGGAATTGGCCCGGTATCAGCACAAGGGCGGCGCCGGCATGACGCCCCGGATGGGCGGCGGACACGGACGCACCGTGACGGCACGCCGAGGAGGAAGAATCTACTGACATGGCGACGACCTACAAACTCTTTGCGGCGGCGGTGAGCCGGGAGACGGCGGAAAAGCTGGAAAAGGAACGGTTTTACCGGATGACGGCGGAATATGCGCTGCTGTACCGCAGGGCAAAGCCCCGGAACATCCCCTGCGTGGAGGTAAAGGGCGCTGACCTGCGGCGGCTGACGGAGGGAGACCGGCTGTGGCTGGCGGACTGCATCGCGGCGGTGCTGGCGCAGGCGACGACAAAAAAGAGAAGTTCTACGGCGCAGCGAGTGAGCCAGCTATTGGACCTTTGGGAAAAGGAACTGGAACAGGAGAAAAAGGGACTGGACAAGGAGACGCGGGACAATGACGGAGCGGAAGAATCTGACAACTGAATTGCGAAGCGTGGCCTGTGAGAGTTATCCGCAGATATTCGAGAGATTCCGTGAACTTTCAGAGCGGTATGGTGACATGCCTGCCGGTTCGCTGGCCAGTGCTTTCAGCCGGGTGAGCGGGACGCAGATGAACCGCAACAACCCCTATATCCAGAACCGGCGCGTAAAGGCTATCTCCTCTTTGCCACAGGATTACAGCAAGGACAGCGTGGCGGAGATGCTGCGCGCCCCCATGGGAAACGAGCAGGGGCTGCGGCAGGTGGAACACGCACTGGAATTTACGGCATATCCGCTGCTGCACACCAGAAAGGTCTATCAGGATCTGCTGACGTACCACAGCTGCATTGCGCCGGAATTTACCGATAAGGACAGCGCCAAGAACGATGACTTCTGGCGGGAGTGGAAGCTGCTGGAAAAACTGCGGCGGAAGCTTGACCCCAAGTCTACGGCCCACCAGCTGGCGGGACAGGCGGTGCAGGAGGGAAAAATCTTCTGCTATCCCCGCATTGGCGTGGACAAGCCCCACAACAAGGTGAACTATGCATTCTTACAGCAGTTGCCCAGCGATTGGGTAAAGATCGTGGGATTTAACAGCGTGAGCAAGTACACTGTGGCCTTTAACATGATGTACTTCGTGCAGCCGGGAACCGACCCGGCCCAGTTCGGAGACCTGTTCACCCCCTACTGGGACGTGTTTACCGCGGTGACCGACCGTGGGACGCCGAAGGGAACGGGCACGAAGTTTATCTACGCGGCGAAAAATGCGGTTGACCTGCAGGCGCTGGCGCAGATGGAACGTGCGCGGGAAGGGCTGCCCGGGGAACCGGAAGCCTACTCGCAGAACGGAAGATGGTTCTATTGGGTAACGCTGCCCATTGATAAAATCTATCCCTTTGAGATCGACGACGCGCAGACGGCTGTGGTATCGCCGCTGACGGGCCTTTTCCTGTCGCTGATCCAGATCGCGCAGTATGAACAGATCCAGCTGGAGTTGGTACAGAACCCATTGATCTCTCTGCTGACGGGTGAGATCGAGTATAGAGACGACGATAACAGGCAGAGCGCGGACGCTTACAAGTTGAGCAACGCCGGATGGGAACTTTTCCGCACCAGGTTCTACAATGAGTTGGCGGAGAACAACACCAACGGTATTGGATGGTACGCGGCGCCGCTGAAGAACATGGAGCTGCATCAGCTGTCGGAAGCGCCGGGGGCAACAAAGATCAGCACCGCCGGATATGGCTACACCATGGCGAAGGCGGGCCTTTCCGCCCTGATCCCCACCAGTGACGAGCCACGGGCGGGCGTTGCCAACATCAGTTTGCAGATCGAAAGCCGGTTTGCCGAGCAGATTTACCGCTGCTATGAGCGGATGATGCGGGGCATCATGGACGGCATGAACCTGAAATACGAGTGGCGGTTCTCCATGTTTGGCAACCTGGCGGAGGACGAAAAGACCTTCGAGAACGCACGGCAAGGCATGACGCTGGGCCTATTGCCACAGACAGTGATCTACTGGGCGATGCTGGACATGAGCGTGATGGATGATCTGGCCGTGAGCGCGGCCATCAAGGAGAGCGGCGTGATGGACATGCGGCTGCCGCTGGTGACCAGCTACAACGCCAAGCAGAGCGAAAGCGGCCTGCCGCCCCAGGCGGCACACGATATAAAACCCGGAGGGCGGCCACCGCAAGAGGGGCCACCGAAGACCGAGGGACAGGAGGCGTCGTTGGACGCGGGAGATTGAGAGAATGAGTCTGACAGCGATGCTGACAGTGGACGATCTGCACGAGATCAACCGGGAACTGGCGAAGGGAAACGACGTGGAGATTCGCCGGACGCCGGAGGGGCTTGCCATCAAAGCCCACACGGTAAGGACTGTGAAGAAAAAAAGAGGAACGGCTGGTGTGACCGAAGGCTTGCGCTGACGCGCGGGGTATTGAGGTAGGCACACTGGACGCAAAAAACTGAATAGCCGCGGCAAGGGGCCGCGGGGGAGAGCCAAATGGGGCCAACGCCTGTGGAAAACACGGGCGATGGCCTCATTTTCATTTAGACGGGAGAGGAAGTGAGGACATGAGAGCGAGAGAATATGCCAGCTGGGATAATCCGCGATTTTCCCCGCTGAAAGAACCGGTGCGTCGCGTGATGGAAGCATACGGCAACGCGGAAAAATGGTTTGCCGACATCAAGGACAGAGTGTTGTGCGACATGGGGATGACGTTCCTTTCTAACGCCATTCACCGATTGGAGCATTTGCAGCCGGATAGGGTGGACGAGTTCGCGGAGATCCCCCATGACTACCATCTGCGACTGCCCTATCCCGGTACGCCGGAGCTGGACGAGGACTTCAACGATGACCTTGACCGGGTGTTTGAAGTGTGCGTGACCATCGTGGACAGCGTGGACGAAGCGCTGGGCTCCTTCATCCGGGAGACGGCGGACGGGGAATTCAACGCGCTGTCCCTGAAGGCGGAGGAGCTGCAAGTGGTGAACACCGACGACCGGCGCAAGCTGCTGGAAGCCTGGGCCATGTGGGACAACGGCGAAATGAGCCGCGCCACCTTTGACAGCTGGTGCCGGGAGCACTTTGAAGGCGGTGAGGACGAATGAGCGGACTGAAAACCAAAGCCATGCCGGCGAAGCAAGGTGTGTGCGGCACGCTGAGAGTGCTGCAGCGGCTGAACGAATACGAGTTCGGCGTGGAACTGTGGGTCATGCGGGAGGGCGTAAACCGGAACAGATGGGACTATCGCAATCTGCGGCAGCACTATTTGTCGTTCCTGGGGCAGCCGATCCTGGTGGCCTATATCGGAAACCAGGTGGGCGACGGCCACAACATGGCCAAGCGCTGGGATCCCGAGACCGGGAAGGAGTACTACTCCTTTACCGACGCGACGGCGGAGCGGATCGTGGGTACGCTGTCGGAAGACGAGAAGGACTTTACCCTTGTGGAAAGGGACGGTCATACATGGCTCAGAGCGAAGGGACGGCTATTTGCTTTTTACGCCCCGGAGCTGGTGGCGAAGATCGTGGAACAGGGCACGATGGACGTTTCCGCCGAGACGGAAGTCACGGAGAGCCATGAAGAGGGTGATGTGGACGTGTTTACCAAGTGGTCGGGCCTTGGCGTGACCATTTTGGGAGACAGAGTGAACCCGGCGATCCCGGGCGCGGACATCGCTCGACTGGCGGCTATGCAGGAGGAATTCAAATCGTTGAAGCTGCGGGTCGCTGCGCTGCATACAGCCGCTGAAAAGGGCAGCGCGACACCAAAAAAGAAAGGACTGAGAAGAACCATGAACAAGCAGATGATGGAGCAGATGCAGGCCAGATTCCCCCACCACAAGGTGCTTTCCATGAGCGAGGATGGGCTGAACGTGGCGCTGCTGGACGCCTCCGGCAATCTCTTTGGCTACACCTTCAACGCGGAAGACAACGGTGAGGTCACGGAGCGCAGGATCGCCCCGCTGGCCGCGGCACACATCGTAATGAGTGTTGGCGGGGTGGAGCTGAACGCAGACGTGGCCGATGTTGTGGATTACACCGTGGACGCGGCCAGAACCACCGACGGCGACGTGAAGAAGCTTACTGAGGACCTGAACGCGGCCCGTGAGCAGATCAAGGCCATGCAGGAGGCGGAAGGCGTTCGCCGTGTGGACGCCTGTAAGGCGACTGCCAAGGCGACACTGGAGCGTTTCAACGCCAACCGGGCCGACAAGGTGGCGGAGGAGGCCATTAAGGCCATTGAGACCGACATTGAGGGCGGCGTTTACACCAACTGCTGCGACAAGGACGGCAAGTGGACCGGCGAGGAGCAGGTACGCAGAGCCGTACTGGCGGTGTGCGGCGAGGCCGTGATGGAGAGTGACCGCAAGCAGGCGGAGAACCACCAGAGCGCCTTTGCCTGGAACAACGCCAAGAACAAGGTCGGCGCGGAGAGCGGCATTGCCGGTATGCTGGGCCGCATCGGCAAGAACGCCTGAAAACGAAAAGAAGGAGAGTGACAAGAAATGGCTTATATCGAAAAGACCGCATTTTGGCCCCGTGTAAGCGACCGTGTGTTCGGCGAGACGCTGAACATCACCGGACGATTCCACAACGCCAGCGACGCGGAGGAGACCTGCAGCGCCGGCTTCCTGTGCGTGGAGGACAGCCTGCTGAACTGCGACGGCTATGAGAACCTGGGTCCCAGCGGCAGCCAGGTGACCCTGAAAAACGGCAACAGCTGGGTCATGAAGGCCACCGGCACCGTGACCAGCGAGGGAAGCGGCATCTACGCCTGCAACACCTATGAGGTGAACATGGTGGAGGACCCCGTGACCGGCAACCTGTATAAGGTGGGCGCCAACACCCTGGGTCTGCCCGCTCCCAAGGGCTGGCCCGTCACCTTTACCCGCATTGACTTCCGCGGCGGACGCATCTACCGCTTCGGCGAGGGCAACGTGAACGGAACCATCGGCAGCAACACCTTCTTCACCATCAAGGATGGTTTGCTGGTGCCCGCCGCTGCGGCTCCCACCGCTGCCGGCACCCCGTACTTCAAGCTGCTGGGCACCGGAGTGTTTACCGAGGGCGCCCAGAGCGCGTTCAACTATTACGACCTGATGGCCTGCAAGGTGGACACCGTGCCCGCTGGCGGCTGAGAAGAGAAAGGAGAGTGAACGATAATGCCTATCATGCTTAACAGCATCAACCCTGATGTGTATAACAGCAACAGCGCCGAATTCAACGGCGTACAGCGCAAGCGCGCGGACATTGTGACCTGCGGACGACTGCTGATGCGGGAGCGTTTGGGCCGAGACGAGAAGGACCTGCGCACCCTGGCAAAGCTGAATCCCCGCAGCTTTACCGCCATGCTGGCGGACGGCGAGGGCGAGGGCAGCTATTCCACCATCAACCGCGCATTCCAGCACGACCTGCTGCTGTTCTGCGCGGAGCGTGCCTGCTCCATCAGCGCGGAGACCGCCCCCACCACCATGGAGGAGTTCCGCCGCAGCCAGCGCAAGTACTTCAACGACAGCACGTTCCTGAAGCTGCTGGCGGGCATCAGCACCGAGATCGTGACCCCCATGCTGCCCACCGTCATGAGTTCCGGACTTGGCTGGCTGGCCGACATGTACCCCGTGGAGTTCGGCAAGACCAAGGAGCTGGACATCATGTCCAACGACATCTTCCTCTTTGAAGATGACAGCTGGGGCGCCAGCCGCTCCAAGCCGGTGAACACCCTGTACAACAAGAGCGTGACCCTGAACCCCCAGCTGCGCACCGCACGCGGCAGCATGAAGTGGTATCAGCTGGCCGCCAACGACGCGGACATGGGCCGCCTGTACAACGCCATTGCCGCCGGCATGTACAGCAAGATCACCGCCCTGTGGGTGAAGCAGCTGGTGGCGATTACCAACAACACCGCCGTTATCCCCGCGGCCCTGACCTTTACCAACACCAGCGCCAACTGGGTCACCGCGGCCAAGAATGTCAGCATTGTGAACGGCACCCGCTACCGCAACGTCATTGCCGTGGGCGACCCCAACGCCCTGACCAAGGCGCTGCCCAGCGGTGTGGTGAACGCCAGCACCGTGAACCTGGACGCCGCCCTGTCCACCATGCTGGGCATTGAGTGGACCCGCTACGGCTTCCTGGGCGAGTACATGGGTATCAACCTGATGCCCATCGACAACGCCGTGGTTCCCGGCACCCAGAACACCACCGTGACCGAGATGGTGCCCAGCGACAAGGTATGGCTGCTGCCCGTTGGCGGCTACAAGCCCATTGCCATCGGCATTGAGGATGGTACGCCCATTACGCTGGAGCTTACCCCCAGCGAGACCGCAGACGGCAGCATCGACATCGTGGTTTCCATGAGCATCGACGCAGTACCGGTTACGGCAAATAAGATGGCACTGATCAACATGTAAAAAAGCACAGTTGGGAGGGGCGCAAGCCCCTCCCGGATATGCAGGATGAAGCCGGGAGGCGCCGGCGGCGGTTTGCTAAACCGTTTCGTACCGCAAGGTAAGGGGTTCGAGTCCTCCGTTCTGCGCCAAAAGCGGCGAAGCGCCGCCGAGGTCAAGGGTCACAGCGACCGACCGGAAAGAGCGCCACAAAAAACAGTTCCTCCACACCTCTCAACGATGTGCAACAGGAGGCCGGAGACAGGACCCCCCGCACCTCTCCACGATGTGGCCCAGGGGGGACATTTTCAAACAACACCATGAACCGAAGGGAGACAAGACAACATGGGAAAGAGCAAGAGAAACAGCA